CGTGTCGGAAGCAGCGCCCCCCAATACTGTTTCGACCTCCTGCCCTAGCAGCCCATAGTGTGTCCTAACCCCTGCCCTACCTTCACTTTCAATCCATTTGAACTTCACAGGTCGTAGGGCATTGACGAAATCCAGCCCCAGATCAGAGTCAGCGATGTCGGTTTTCTGGTTCTGATCGGATGTGTTTATTGTCCCATTGGAGCAATACAACTCGTTCCACCGCGCTCCGTTGTAGCCCAACGTGTATTGGTCGTTTGCTAGAGGATGGCAACCGTACTGATAAAATGTTCCAAAGAACGTAAAGTCGCTGTACTGAGTGTTAGTAAAGATGCCGTTCCGTTCATAACCACTCCAATCATAACTTGGAGCAAACTGGATGTACCGATCAAACGTGCCCGCAGTGCCCTGCGTGTGCGTACCGGTGGCCCTGACGGTCATCCCACCAGCGGTGGTGTTGGAATGGCCGGTGTGGGACAGGTTCCATTTCTCCGCTGGCAAATCGTAGACATACCAGTCACCCTCAACACCCGCATGCTCGCCGGCACCCATGATGGTCTGATGAAACTGCATGGATGCTCTAGTGGTGTGTGTAGCGTGCCCGCCGGGGGTGATCTTTATGGCAGGATTTGAGTTGTCGTTATCTTTAACCACCAGTGGGTAGTAGGTTCCCAAGGCTTGGTCAAATATATCATCATCCTCCGCAGTACCAGTATTGATCCTGACCTGACCGTTGGTACGGTCAACCTGTAGGAGCGTGCTGAACTGTGTGTTCAGATTGTCATCAAAGGTGTAGGGAGGGTCAGGTGGGACCGTGGTGTTGATCCAGAAGACGTTGGTGTAGTCCTCGTCCTCCCGGCACACCACGATGGTGTCACCTACAGCAGGCACCAGCCACTTGCTGTTGGCAGCATGGCTCTTCCTACCCCATAGGGTTATTGGTACTACCCCTGTCTTAGAGGTTACCGAGGGGATGATTACCTGAATCTCTCCCGTGGCCGAGTCGGAGTACTGGACCTTGGCCCTATGGATCATGGAATCAGTTAGAGGAGTAGACATGCTCTCTCCTCGTAGACGCACGCCATGCCCCGGACTCCAACTTGGGGTGCGGGGCTGTACTGTACGTGTTTAGTATTACTGGGTTGTTGTAGGTGGCTCCCTTGGTGGCTCGGCTGAGGTCCCACTCAGTAAGGAACTGTCCGGGGCGGGTGGTCTTCATCTCCATGCCTCGTACCAACCACAGGCCATCGAACTCCCCGTTAAAGCCCTCCACCCCTAGAGCACTACCCGGCACCGGACCTGCTACCCCAGTAGTAATCACCTTAGCGACGTAGGCATCGGCGTAAGCACGAGAAGCCTTCAAGTGACGTTGAGCAGAGAACACAGACTGGGCGTCAACCCCATAGGAATCATTTAGAAGAGACGTGATGGCTTCACCCGCCGGGGGGGAGGCGTTCAGAAGATCAGAGGAGGACACTGAAAGTAACTGTCCATCAGAATCTAGTATTGTAATACTCTCTTGGGTCACGGCTCCGAAGGCGTGGGCTGTTCCAAACGACCCCTCAAACTCTATGATTAGTCCGGGGCCAACAGACGTGCCAGAAGCAGCATCAAGCGTCTTGATTATCCCAGATGGTGCCCCGTGCTTCAGGGCGTTCATGGGGTCCCACACATGGATTTCAGTACCGTGTACGTTCACGGCCAGACCGGACATCTTGCACGCCTTAGTCAGGGCTTCCCAGTCAGACATCCCGCGCTGGGACATGCTTGCAATGGTGGAAGTATTGTCAGGACAAGAGTAAGAAAACTTGTAGTCAATAGCGAAGTCTGCCACCATGCTCTTGACCGAGAAGTCTCGCCATAGACGGGTGCGCTTCCCTCGCATAGCCGAACTAGCGCCGAGGCAAGACAGTGACGCCTCCTGCAACAGGCTCCCGTTAGCCCTACCCGACCTTGACTTGTGGGTTGGGGTGACACTAAGGATGGAACCCGCAAACACAAAGGAGGACCCGTCAGGCAAGGTGATACGGATACGAATGAGACGATCTATGTAGTCGGTCACCGCTGTGGGACCAACCCCCGCCAGAATAACGGTGGCGTGGTCATGCTCGTTCTCACGTAGGCTGATGTCCACCCGCTCAACAGAACTGAGAACAGAGGCATCCACCCCGTCAATCTCAACAACCCTCGTATGTGGAGAGGCTTCAGGTTGATACACGGATCACCCCTGTGGTATACGTAAACGAGTTCCGGCTGGGATTTCGTCAGGGTAGGGAACCTGAGGATTCAACTCAGCGATACGCCAGTACAGTTGTGGGTCACTCAAGTGCATGGCTGCCAGTCCCTCAAAGGTCTGGCCCCCCGTAGACACCACGACTGTGTAGCGGGAGGAAACACGAGGCTTCCTCTGGGCCACCGCCCTGCCCTTACTGTTCGTGATCTGGGTGTACCTAGAGGACGGAGAAATAGCCATCAGGTTACCGCCACGTTATTGGACCTGATGTTAGCACTACTAATCATCATGCCCCCCAGACTGGCGTCGGAGAAGTCGTCTAGTGAGTACCAACCGTACCTCTTCATGTTCGGGTGCGGTTGGTTTGAGCCGTACAGCCCATCGTAGTACAGTTCCTTATCAACGTCTGTGATCCACTCACGGTCCTTCATTGCACTGGTGATGTCATCCCCCTCATCCCCCTGCGGCGAACCCTGAAGATCAATCCTATTGTGAACACCTACGTCAGTGACGCCCTCACCGTCAACGTCGTTTATGGTTCCTGTTTCCTCATCACGCGGGTACACCCACATAACACCAGTATCTGATATGGGGACTCTCTGTGTCTTCTTGGAGTCAGGGTCCGTCATCAGCAGACGAACCCGCACGGTCAGGACCGGCTGGTACAGAATGTCGTAAGTGTGATCTACATTGTTCGTGGCGGCATTTACCAACGTCAACTGACTGGGGAACCCAATGTTGGTAGTAGGGTCGTAGAACCCACGGGCTAGGGACAACTGCCATTGATCTGAGGAGATGCGAGTCCCACTCTTGTCTCCCAGCCAAAGCCAGCCCTCATCGGGCTTACCGCCAATCCTAATGTTGATGTCTGCTGGACCATACTGTGTGCTGTCTATATAGAAATGGTCCCCGTAGTACCCCGGATGATCGTCCAGTTCAAGGATGGGAAACGACCGGGTGTAGAACCCGGAGGCTTGGGTTACTGTTTGCTTTAAGAGTTGTCCCTGACGTGTCACAGAAGATGAGGCTGTATTGTTGTAGGTGTCAATGCCAACGGCAAACAAGTTCCTCCTCTGTTCTTTACTCCAACGATCAAAGAAATGGTGGTCGTAGACCGAGGAGTCCTCCCACTCACCATCCACGTAGTCTTGGGCACCCTTGTGGTAGGTACTAAACCCATTCTCATCCCCGTCCATCCACAACTCGTACAAGGACTCCTTAGTAGTAGCCTTTAAGCGCGCTCGCAGGGCTACTCCTACGTCTACGCTAACGGACAACCTTTCCTTCATGGAGTTGAAGTACTCCATCGCCTCATCGGGACTGCCATTGTTTCGGATAAACCTACCCAGATTGGAGTCATTCAGGTTGCAGACAATGCCATACAAAATCGCATCATTATCTCCTAGTTGCATACGCAAAGAGCCGCCACCCTTTAGGGGCTTCGCTAGCGTCTCCCCAGTATGTGGGACGTTGGGGGTCGTGCGTCCTGCGACGTTCTTGTAGTGGTTTAGTTTTGACTCAGCGGAACCTAGCCAGTTACGTCCAGAATCATTCGGGCTGTGGTCAAACCCAGCCAATATGGGCTGGCCGCTCATGCCCAGTGCTTGCCAGTCAGCAGTATCCGTCCCAGCGGTCGCCACCCTGTTCTGGCTCTCACTGTCATAGGGGTTTTCCCCGGCTTCTAGTTCCCCGTCACTGACACCAGCAGCCAGCGTCGTAAAGACGGTCTTTTGGCGAGCAAACCCCTGATAAAGGGCGTGCATTGAGATGTCAACCGCTGCCACAGTGGGAACCATGTCTGGGGAGAACTTCTGGATAGACACGGCCACGGTGTTGACGTACCCATCTACCATGAAGTTCTCAGAGAAGACCACACGAATGGGATTGGGAATCAAGAACGCCGAGTTGGTCATGTTGGCACTGATTAGATCATTCTTCTCCCCCCGAGACATCACATCGTCAGGATCGGGTTCGGCGTCGTCGTCGGTGTGGCGAGACGCTGTGGCGCTCCATTTCTCTGCAAACGTAACAGCCGCTTCGGTGAGCCTCTGTCCAGTGATCTGGTCCAGCACCATGATGTCTGCCAGAATACCAATACGCTCTGCCACCCTTGGATCGGACGGGTCGGCCTTCAACAGGGCATCAAGGTGTTGAGCGTTGATGCGTTCGGCGGCGACACCGGACCTACTCCAACGTCCCTGAGCGTTATAGTACTTCTGTACTTCTTCCTCACGGTTGAATATCATCTGCCACTGAAACGACATATCCCCCAAGCCCGGAGTAAGCAACTCGCTAGGGGACTGGTTGATCCACAACTGGGTGTCGGTACGGGCAGTTACTGCCCGATTCAACTGGTTGGGGTTGAACTGGAAGTCCAACTTGGCACCCAAGTCAGCAAGCGCCCTCTGAGCCTCTTCACCAGCGGAGGTCTCAGGTATAACGCCTAAGTTCGCTTGCAGCACCTGCCCCAGCAAACGCATGTACCCACGCTGTATCTGATTATCCTGAGGCAGGTGGCGGGGGTAAGCAAATGGAGGGTTGGTCACCTTAGGGTCAGTGAACGAAGAAGTGTTGCTCGTACCACCCATCGGGAAGCCCGATTGAGTTATCGCTACCTCTCCCTGTGCCATACCTATGACCTCCTCAAGGCACGCACGGCCTCAGATGACTCAATCATACTAATAATCCTGTTCGCTAGCATGTCCGTATCAGCAGCGGTATTGCCTGAACCATTCAAGTTGATAGTGGGAGAGATGACTACAGAACTTCCTTGTGTGTAAGTAGTACTACCAGCCCGCATCCCTCTGGCTGAAGGGTTGCGGGAGTAGCCATAGCGCTCACCATCCCCCACCGGAGACGAAGGTCGTGGGGTAGCCACCGATGTAGCCCGCTTGCCAGTAACCTGAGAAGCACTGGTGATGTTGGCGGGGGCGACATGCCACGGCTCACCCTGTGCTGCTCCGTTCCGTAAGCCAAACTTCCCGGCGTTAGCCGCTATCCATCCGTAGGACTCGGGGGGACCTAGGTCAGCGGCGTAGCCCAGTTCATGTAGGGAACTGCCGGGAGGTGCCGCAGGGGAGGCCCCCTGATTCAGACTCCATGCCTGACCACCCCACTCAACATCCCCCACCGGACTATGGCGAGAGCGGAACAGCATCTCTTGCTCGCCAGAATCCCTAGTCCCACTGGTCAGGCTCAAGGGAACACCAGCACTGTCGGCTGCCGACTTCATCTTCTGAAGACTTGAAGCAAACCCACTGTTCATGCCTGCGTCCCTGAGGTGCTCAGTGTCCCCTGACAGTCCACCAATAGCACCAAGGCCGGGGATCTTTCCTGCTACACGCAACCACCACTTGTTCTGTAGGCTGGCCTTGGCTCCAATAATACCGCTTAGAACCTCGTCCAACTGTGTGAACTTCTCAATCAGACCCTGTGTGTTCCTTTCCAGTTGAGCATAGTTATCCACCTGACGCCCATAGAACTTCTCACTACGTTGTACTTCTGACACCCGAGTACGCTGTTCTTCCATAGCGTAGGCGTCGTCAACACCCATCATCCGACGGTGGCGCTCATTTGACGGGTCGTACATCCCCTTACCACCCACCTCCTTAAACTGGACATTCTGCTGGGCTATCTGTAGGACCATGTCCTGCATGTCTTCGGGCAAGCCCATACGGGACAGGTTGGAGCGAGTCATCGAACCGGACTGTAAGGCCCCAGTAATACGGTCAGTGCTATCCAAGTCCATACGTTTGATGATGTTGTTGACTAGGGGCATGACACCACGGGCCTCACCACCCGGACCCCAGAAACCCTTACCCATCATCATGGTCATCAGGTTGGAGGAACCCGGCGAGGCCAGTTGCGTGATCATCTTTGTGGCGTCCTCAGTGGTATACCCGAAGCCAGAGGCGACCCTGACGGCTTCAACGTCTTTAAGCATGGACGTTGGATTGATGCCAAGAGTGGTCTGAAGTTTCAGCATCTGCTCAACGCCCCCTTGGCCGAGGAGCCCACCCGCCAAGGGCTTACGCCATCTGCTCTGGTAGTCCAGTTGAGTGCCGCCGTACATCTGACGCATTAACATGCCCGTGCGGTCTGCGGTCAGGGAGTAGCCAGCATTGGCATCAACCCTGCCACCTGCGTAACTCCACGCTGCTTTACCTATCTCACTACCGTAATGTACGGCTCCCTGCGCCACAGCCATTGGTATCCCCAACCCACCGGCAGCCTTCATAGCCCCGTACATCACCCCGGTCTTTAGGAAGTTACCGTTATTCGGAACACCCCCAGCAGAAGTCTGTACAAACCCCTTTGACGACGCCGAACCCATACCGGGAGCCTCAGTCTTACTCCAGATGGCCGATATGTCAGCCCAGAGACTCTTTGTTACCTTCAACTCCTTATTCGTCTTTTCAGTTACTGACAACATCGTTGAAAGGCGTTTACTGAACTTGTCTACAGCGTCATTATCAAACTTGAGGCGATCTTTATGGCGGGACATGGCACTGCCCAATGACCCAAGAGACCGTTGGGCCTCGTCGTCTTCCCGATCACCGCTAGCCATTACTCTTAGACCTCCACTTAGACATCTCGGACCAGAAGGACCGCTGCCTTATTGTCATAGTACGAATATCGTTCAGGGAATAGCCGGGATACCCCTGAGCAATGTTGTCGTACTCCCAATAAACGTGTGTCAAGTTAACCGAATAAAAGGGAGGCCCAATCCAGTAACATTGTGATCTTTTCGTCACAATGACCGCACGGGGCTTCCACCTCCTCCAGAGTTGGACCGGGCTGGTCGTCCAGCACGGTGTCTATTACCAACTTGCGATCCGCTAGGGACAAACCCTTGGACCACTGTACTTTAATGCTTTCGGACCTGTCATCGTCCCACACGACGGCACGCACAACAATGGCTGTATTCTGCTCTGCTGTGCTTCCGCCCGCCTCTGCAATAATCTGAGCATCTTTACCGGTGAGGTACTTGACCTTCACCGCAGTGCCATCCTTAAAGGTGACCACTCGTGGCTCAGTAATAGATGACTTAGAAGGGGTGACCGGAAAGTCGTCATCCAGATTGACCGAAACATCATTGATCTTATTGCAGGCCCCGCAGTTGACCGAGAACTCACGGATGTTGCCGTAGGTGGCCTTGACCACTCCCAGAAACAGCAGGTCTCGGTCACCAATGATCAGGTTGTCCAGCGTGTCTGGATGGTGCTTGATTGTCTGGGTACCTATGGATACAACTGCCCGACGCAGCAACGCAGAGGTGTATTCAGAGTAGGAGAGGTCCTTCAGGTTGCTTAGTCGTGCCAACTCTTCCTCATCCTCTCCTGTCATCTCCCTGACTATTGCTGTCTGTTGCCACTCGCCAGACTCGGGGTCAATAACCCCACGGAGAAGGGAGACAGTCGTTGGTGCTGCCTCACCTACCTCAGGGGGTTCCTCGTGAACGGCCTCATTGATGTCATCAGCCTGTGCGGCCAAACTCAAACTCATTGTCAACTCCTAACTAGTACGGTTAATGTTGTTACTGTGCTGGAATATCCGAGCCCCACTGCATGGAGAACCCCTCGTGATGCAACTGCAACTGCTGAATCAGGATTCCGTTATCACCAGCATTGAGATCACTGATGGAAAACGATCCGGGCCATGCGTTGTACAAGGTGATTCCAAGTTTCGGAGGAAGATTAACCCCAGCAACCCCTGCTGACGGGTCCGTGTTGTACTGGTAGTTCCCAGATGTAACTGGATGGTCGTACACCCACACGTTGATAGTGCAGCGGTACTCTGAGTTGCTGATGTTGCTCCCGCGGTCTGCGGGGTCCGCTCCGTTGTCCTGACCACCCTGCCAAGTGTGCATAAACTCCTGCCACTTGCTCAGGGACTTGCCCCCACTGTCGGGGAACACGCCACGGGCCAGAGACACCGGAGCGAAGTCTGACTGTCCGACCATCTTGTGTGGATGGGTATTCATCCCACCTTCCCGATAAGGTATGACCTCGTTGGTGACAGCAATACCGGACATCTGGGCAAACCCCAGATTGCTGATACCTTCTGCCAACGTCTTGAGGCCACTATCGGGCTGTGGGACTATTTGTACACGGAACTTAAAGTTCCGCAAAGGGTCTGTACGGATAACTGGCATTTATTCTTTCCTCCTAGAGGATTTCGACGGCGTTCGCGCCGCCAGTCCACTGACTGACGTTCACAATGATGTACTCAGCCGGGTACTGGAGGGCCAGTCCGACCTCAACATGCAACTCACCGTTACCGATGGTTGACGTTGTGTTGTTTGAGGCGTTACAGGTCACGTAGAACGCCTGACTCTCAGTGTTGCCCTTCAACCCACCCTTAGACCACAGGGACCTAAGTTCCTGCTGAATGACAGTGACCACCTGCTGACGCAGGTTGACATCATTAGGCTCAAACACTGCAAATGCAGAAACCTCCTTGACACGAGCCTTGACAAAGTTCAGGGTCCGGCGAACCGGAATGTACTTAGCCGGTGCAGTTACTGAGAGAGTACGAGTACCATTGATGATGGCACCTGTACCCGGAACCAACCTAATCGGGTTGATGTTTGCGTCGTACAGCGCGCCCTCTTCAGCCTCGGTGTAGTTCGCCACCAAACCAAAGACATTGGATAGGCCCAGAGTGTAGCCAGCGGGGGCCTTAGCCACCGAGTGCATCCTCTCAGCCTTGCCGTAGATCGCCATGATGGCACCACCCAGAGGAGAAGTACGCAGGGCGGCTGGTCCAGTCTTGGTGGGGTCTGCAACGGTGGCACCGGGGTAGTAAACCGCAGCGTAGCCACTGTTGGTGTACGGGGATACCACAGCCGCAGCCTCGGCTGCTGTCGTCTTGGTGACATCGGGGTCAATGATCACGAACCCCGTTCCACGGCCAGACGCATAGGAGATGGCGGCAGTTACCTCGGACGTACCAGACACACCCGGCAGGTTGATGAGCAAGTCACCAGTCACCTGATCCAAGTAGACAAGGTTCGTGGTGTAGTCAGCAGAGGTAACTGCGGTACCGTCAGAGCCCCCAACGAGGGTGTATGGGTCCGTGGGCGTCTCAGAGACCTTTGTGGTGGCCGACTTGGTGGGAGCCACCAAAGCGGAAACACGCAGGTAGTCTGAGTAGTTGTTCAGAATACTTAGGACGTAACGGTTATGAGTGGCATCAATAGATACCTCAGACCACCTCTCCTTCTCAGCCCCGTCCAGTTTGACGATCATCGTGAACGTGCCGTAAGACGTTGTGGTGGCGGCTTCAAGACCGTCTGCAACCTCTACGGTCAGGCCACTACCCCAAACACCAGCGTTCTCAGCAGTGAGCAGGAAGAAGTTACCGGCAACACCAGCAGTGATGCCTCGGACGTAGCCCGTGGCCTTGGCTGCCGTACCACCAGTGACACCACCGGCCAAGGTGTATGCCACCTCACTGGTAAATGCGGTGTTGAACTTGGTACCAGTGACATTGGAGTCAGTAGGCTGGGCAGATATGGTGATGTACTGAGAGCCAGTCACAGCGTCGTTGATTGCCATTGTAGCCGACCCAACACCATCGTTGTTGGCAAAGGTAACACCATCAAAGGACTCCTTGGCGACGCCCTTGTACTTGACCTTCACGTCCAAGATACCTGAACCACCAGTAGTACTGGAGTCAGGGTTGGAGCCGTTCTTGGTAACAGTAACGGTGATGTTGTCACCGTCAGCACCAGCCAACTTTGACGTGGCAGTAAACAGTGACTGGCTGCTGCCGTGAGTAAGAGCAAGGAGTGAGGCAGTGTTCGCCACAGCGGAGTTGGTGAGCACACGAACTACGTAGCACTCAACTCCACCATTGGAGAAGAACTGATACACAGAGTACCCCAGTTCATATGAGGCGTTGATGTCCCCGAAGATACTCACAAAGGAGTGCCACGAGGGAATCAGCACGGGCTTCCCAATGGGTCCCCGTGTGGTTTGTCCAACGAAGGACGCTGTGGTGCGACCGGGGCGGTTCTCAACGACGACCTTTAGAGGGGCCTCGTTGACATATACGCCGGGGCGTGAATAGGATGGCATTACGTATTCTCCTTAACGGTGGGTTACGAGTTTAAGACAGGACATCTAGTTCCAACTTGTCCATGAAAATGATCTCAGCCTGTGTAGTTACCTGCCCAACCCCTGCCAAAGCAGTTGCTGGTATCTCCGACGTTATAGAAAGGGTGTACACCTTTCTAAAGATCCTCTTCTTAAAGCCTGCTTCTTCATCCAGCATGTCTGCACTACGCCAATCCAGCAAAGCCATGTGGCGCTGGGTGCCGTCTACTCCTATGTCAAGATAACCTCGCCTAAACGGAGCGATCTTGGTAAGGATGTGTGATTGCAGAGCACGGTCGTGTAGCGCCGAGCGTGTAAACGTGGTGACCTGATACAACAGATCCACAGGAATGTGCTCCAAGGCGGTTACAAAGGGACTGGTTCCGGCGTTGTTGCTATCCAACGTCAGAGTACTCACGTCAGTAGTAGTGTTGGGCCAATAGGCAAAGGAGGCTGGACCATTAGTGCTGTAATGCCCAGAAGGCTGACCAGCCGGGGGGCTATCAGAAACATACGAGTAGATGTTCTGGTCGGAGTGCTGACGGACGGTGGCGTGGGTGATGTCCAGCATTTCCAGCGTGATGAACGGAAACTTCTTCTCAGTCTCACCCTCGGGATACCGGAAGAACACAGACACGTCACGAGTACTATCTCGGTCGTCAATCAACTGGATACCAGAAAACTTGGTCTTCATGGCCTGATCTTCAGCCAGTAGGAACCCGGAGCGATCAGGCATGGTCAGTATCCGTAGCGAGTGCTACGTTCGTCTTGTTGCTGATGTCCTCAACAATGTCCTCAAACTGCTTGTAAACAGTACGCCGTACAAAGGCTCGTGCGGGGTGCGTTGCGTCCCCGTACTCAAGTCGGGAGACCAAGCCCTCCAAGTTGCTGGGTACTCCATAGAACCCGAACTCCATTGCTATTCCGTCGTCTTCAACTACCCCTGACACATCGTAGTACCCAGATAGGTCTCTGTACTCGTCATCGTGTTCCAACTTCTTACGAGTAGCCTCTACGTGCTCGTTTAGGGCAGCGTTGACAGCCGTGAAGTAAGTGACAGGTAGGGCTTGGATGACAGCCTCAGCGTACTGTAAGACTGATGGGATGCCTTCGATCAGGCTGGGAGAGCCTTGGGGGGCTCCAGAGGTCGTGGAGAACGGGGCATTAAACTGAGCCATACGTTCTCCTCACGTACTCTGGGCATCTGAGAGGGCCTAGCGCTCGCTAAGTCCTGTACTAATGATACACCATTTAAGATGGGAGAGTAGCAGGCCAAGCGTAGGTGTTTTCAATGATTGTGGTAGGTCCGGGGTCATTCACAAACTCTTGATCCACGTACCTTTCCATGCCCTCAAACCCGATAATGAGTTCGTCTTTAACCCGTCCACGGGACCGGTAGCCAGTCACTCCGTAGTACCGACCATCGTAGAAGAACATATCGTTGAGGTGTTTGCGGTACTCCGTAACGTCACTAATACCAGCATCTCGCATGTCCTTGACTGAAAGGACCCCGATGGCAGTCTGAACAACGAGGCGACCGTCGGCCTGAGCCCTCTTGGTGTCCTCCGTCTCCTGTATCTGTAGTACCGGAAGAATCACTCCGGTTTGATACCGCAGTCCGCCGGTAGCCGACAGACCCTCGTCATACACATCGTCGTACAGGCTGTCAGTGGCTGCTGTGGCCCCGAAGGGCTGCAACTCGTACCATACTAGTGACTCACCCGTCTCTCGGTGGTACCTTCGGTAGGTATCCCAAATGTGGTCTGCCTCACGACGCACATTAGTCATTAGAGATACCTAACGCCTGAGACATACCCTTCAGGAGGATCACCGTCGATGAACACGTCGGTGCGGAGTTCATCCTGCTCCTCCTCAATGACGATCTGGCCGTCATCAATCGGGGAGTAGATGCGCTCAATCGGGCCGTAGTCACCCAACTCACGGGACTTCTGGATCGGAACCAGACGGTTGGTGGTGCGGGAGGTGCGACGCAGGTTGAAGACCTCAATGCGATCCAGACCAATGTTGAGGGCACGGGCCTTCTTCTCGTACTCTGCGGTCCAGTACGTCAGCAGTTGCTGGATCATACGGAAGCGCTGAGAGGCCGGGATGTGGACGGCCTCAGAGGTAGTAACGTCGATGTCCCTGCTGTACTCAGTCATAAGTCCCCAGAGGGACTCAATCATGGCGTCAATGCCGATAACGTCCCTGACTACCGCTGACAACTGCTCCCTGTCCATGTCCAGCGTGTGCATATGCTGGTTCAGGGCCAGTTTGGCGTAGAAGGTCAGGTCTGCGGGTAGTAGCCACTCAAAGTGGTAGCCCTCTACCAGAAGTTTTGTACCCGACGCCTGAGCAGCGCCCAGACGTAGCAACCCGTTCCTATCATCAAGGGAATACTGGCTAGTAGTAAGTTCCGTCGTCGTACCACTAACATAAGTTGCTATCCACAGTTTCGTTGAATCAATGTTGGGGTGACCTAGGTCAAAGGTGCGCCCCGTGGCGTCAAAGTCCAACTGGAAGAACCGTGGGAAGTCCCGCAGGTAGTTCCTCGCTGTAGTTTCAACGTCAGTCAGCGCAGCCATAGCACCATTGTACTACTAACTGGCCGAGTCTGTTCCGGGTACGGAGTCCTGTCCGGGTTGATTTATGGCTGGAAACTCATCA